AAGCAGAAACCTGCTAAGAAAAATCAATAGGCAAAATGAACAAAGTTGAGAAAAGAAGCAAAGGAAAAAACGATATAGCAAAGCTGACGTTTGAAGGAAGTATTCAAACGCCCGATGAGTATGTACCTGAGACTACAATTAATGTTCGGAGTAAAACTCCATAACCTTGCCGTAGTAAACTCGAAGGAATTTGTTAAGCCCCGCAATCATTGCTTCTTTGCCGCATTTCCCTTCGCTGCGTTTCTTCTGAATAAAGTCATAGACAGCATTGTCGGCAGGTTTGTGTTTGATTAAGGACTGCATGATCTCGTAGCCTGTTTTTCGCAGATAACTGTTTCCACGCTTGGATATATGACGCTCAGAAGCGTGGAATGCACCCGACTGATAAGGCGGAGCGTCAATGCCTGCATAGGCAATGAGAGAGTGCTTGTTTTTGAATCTGCGTACATCGCCAATTTCAGCAATGATACGTGGAGCAAGTGTATCTCCGATACAATCCATTTCCTTGACAACAGAATATTCAGGCAAGGTGTTGCAAAGATCCTGCATTTGTGCTAAAATGGTATTGCGTGATTCCTCTATTGAGTGGATCAGCTTGACGGCTTCACTAACGGCAATTTTGACGGATTGGGAGTTAGGAAGCGTAGGGATACCGTTTTGAGCAAGGGCAAGGATTTCCGCTGCCTTACGCTCGTTTAAGCGGTATCCCTTTTTCTTTGCCCATTTGCAGTAATCAGATGTAAATTTCATTTCTCCCATATCGAGAATATTCTGAAAATGAATATATCGACTGACAAACTCGGTCAGCTTGTGATTTTCACCTTGATTTGAAAGAACATCATTGATTTTGGGCATAACTTGGTCAAGAAGATTGGAGAAGTTCACCTTTGATTTAACAAGCATACCTGTAACCTGATAATACTGACGTGCAAGAAATTTAAGTTCATCGTATATAACATTAGAGGGATAAGCCTTAACAAGCTCGTTCCAGTATGTAATACCGAAAGATGCGATTTTAATCGAATCAATTTTATCGGTTTTTGCTCGTCTTATGCTTTGCGAGCAGAACTTCTTCATACGCAAGGCATTTACACAGCATACAAAAATGTTGTGAGAAGATAAATAGGTCGCAACAGGAAGATGATAGTGACCTGTATCTTCCATAACAACACGGGTTTCTTCATCGAATGATTTGATGAGAGAAATAAGAGAATCCAGTTCATCGGCAGTGTGACCAATGTCAAAGGGTGATTCAAGTATTTCGCCGCAAGGTTTCATAATGCAAACAGTACTTTTTCCTTTTGATACATCAATTCCTACACTAATCATGATAAATCCTTCTTTCTGATATTTTGTAATGTTTCCGCTCAGGAGCTTATTAAAATTCATTTTGGTTAGTGATGCGAACGCTGCTGTAAACACAGCAGGTACAACCTGCTTAATCGAATTTTATAACAAGAAGGCGGCTGACACTTTCTGCTACGAACGCTTAGTTCTAAGGAGATGACCGTCAGTCCATTACCTTCTTATTATATCAAAATAAGCATAGCCTGTCACCACTGTAGTCAGCAGTTTGGACTATGCTAATATCATACCAAAGAGAGGAATAAGAAGTGCTGCACATCATGAAGATAGATGCCATTATCGGCGAAAGAACAAACGCTGAGATAGAAAGAGCCATTAATAAGGCTCAGCTTGTCGGTGACAAACTATGGCATGGAGATCTGAGCAAAGAAGTTATCCTGAGCTACTACGTGGCGCAGACCATAGAGAAGCATTTGGTGGCTGATATCGAGGAGCGTATCAAAGAGTTGGAGGGTGACGGAGATGTACGCAAAGAGTGATACCCGCAGTTCACTGATATCGCAAGCCGTCATCAGAATAGCAACGGATATGGGGATTGAAAGCTATGTCCGAGAGATACGCCACGGCTATTCTATATGTGCCGGCGAATTCGTCATCGTTGACATGGCGGACAATACCAGCGTCAAGATGATAATATCAGATTATGACGGATATTATCAGCAAATCAAAAGAAAACTGAGAAAATGGAGGAAAAATTATGAAAAAAAAAGACGTAGTCCTTGCCCTCAATGAAGATGTCAAGGCGGTTGACTACCTGACAATGAGAGAGCAGAGAGACAAGCATAACAAGCTCGTTACCCGTCGAAAGCGTGAAGATCGCAGAGAGTGCTTCGCAATGGCCTTGCTGACTATCTTTTTTGCATTCATGATAATAGTAGTAATGCTCGGTCTTGGGCAGGTATGGGAGATGATTTACTGATGTATGATTTCAACAACACAGTCAGACTTAACCGCATAGGTGGTGAATATGTCATCACTGTGGACGGAAAGCCGTTGGAAACGTCACTCAGCTCTAATCAGCGCCGTAATCCTCTTATAGCTGTCAGCAGATATGCGTCAGCAATAGACGAATACCTCAGAGGGAACGTCAAGAAGTATCTTGCTGAAAACGAGCTGAACGTAGTCACGGGCTGTAATGTCTGCATGGAGTGTACAGACTGCAAGTTCTATCACCTCAATGACGCTGAGAGCAACTGCCGCCTAGGTGACAACAATGAGTAAGACAGTATACGTCGATAATACTATCTATCGAAAAGAATCTAAGCAGTTTCCTAACGTCAAGTATCGTTTCAACCTTGCCAACGTCGTGATACATAGTATGTATACCATGTATCTTAAGAGCCGTGGCATACCAAAGACCATAGGGCTTACAGACAAGCAGCGTTTTGATTTTGAAAAACGCATTCAATCTCTTATCGACAATGGGTCTATCGTAGTGACAGAAGTCGAAGCAGAAACGAAAGGAAAATGAAAAATGAGTACCATAGGAATAATGCTGTTATCCATAGCGACGCTTATCGTTGCGGATATCGTGATGTACATAGTACTTGGTGCCATTGAAAAGCACTGGGAGAAAAAGTTTAAGGAGGATAAAGATGACGAGAGATGAAATAATTCTTGCAGCAAAATGCTGCATAGCAGACAACTGTGGAGCTTGTCCGTTTATGAATAGAGGTAATTGCATTACTGATTTTATGAAGAATGTTCTTGAATGCATAAAAAATGAGCCTGTGCTGTCTGCCAACAGTACAAGCTCGGAGGTATCTGTAAAAGAAGATACCGATAACATACACCTTGATGATAGCACAAAAGAGCAGATTTGTCAAGCATACGAAACTGCTGATGAAGCTTGTGCAAATATGCTCACTATCTACGAAGGAATGTCGGAATGTGAGCAGAGAGCCTTTGATATAGGCGAGGTGTACGGAAAAATATACAGCACGAGGGATAAGCTTGAAACTTCCCTAAAGGAGCTCACAAAGGAGGGGGAGAATAAATGCCGGTAATAACAGACGTTGACCTGCTATGCTATAATGCTGAACTTGCAGGCGCCAGAAAGCGACTGAATTACAAATCGCCCCCGCCAAGGCATAACGCAGGCCCATGTATTTTCTATAATAGCATAAGACAAGAATGTATGGCGCTGGTTGAGAAGCCAGCGCAAGAAACTTGCACACGCTGCAAGTTTTTCAAAGACAGAACGGAGGATTATAATGCAGATGAATTCAAATAATCAAAAGCCAACATTTGATTGGAGAAATTTTAAGTATAAGAACATAGCTGTTCACGTCAAGACTCAGGAAGAATACGATAACTTTATGAAAGAATGTAAGGTGCAGGGGCTTACATGGTGCACCGGCAAAGAAGTTGATAAGCTCAATCTTTGGCCGGACTGCGCATATGATACGTGCATAGTACATGACAATAGCGTTTCCGCACAAAGGGGACTGCATTATCAAAGGCTGGGCTACTATAAGAGATGCGGCTACGAGATAGAGGAATTCGCAGATTTCTATTTTCCAAAAGATTACCAGCCGCTTAATTCAAACAGCAATCTTATTCCAGAAGAACAGATAGAATTATTGGAAAAGCCAACAACGCATACCTTGAAGCTGGAAGAATGCTTCTGTGAAGCAGTTGTCACAGGTAAGAAGTGTTTTGAAATTCGTAAAAATGACAGAGGCTTTCAGCCTGGAGACACGATTGAATTCATTCCAGTAAGTAACGGACATCCTGCTATTCATGTGATATCAAACCGCAGATATAGGATAACATATGTCCTAAGTGGTTGGGGGTTGAAGAATGGATATGTTGCATTCGGAATAGAGGAGGTAAAGAGATATGACTAGCTACAGAGAGCAGGCGTTGAAGAAACTCACAAACGAACGAGAGGGCGTTAAGCTTAGCGGTGGAGCATCGGCGAACACAGTGCTGGGTACTATCATTCAGCCTGTCATTGACGCACTTGAAAGCTTCGTCAAGCAGGACGAGGAATTCGCACAGGCGGTCGCTCAGGGTGGCACGCTTCAGAAGTGTTTTGAAGCAGTTTACAAAGCAATTAAGGATAGCAACTTTGCACTATCAGACTTTAAGACTTATGAGACCGCAGCAGGCTTTTTCTTCCCTGGCTGTAAGATACGTTATCACATGGATATAGACCTCTGCGGTAGTGTCAACAAGGAAGCGCCTGAGCAGAAACGCAAGTCGATCACAGTTTCTTTTGATGACCTTTTCTGAGAGGTGATTGAAAGTGTGGATAAACAATAACAAAGAGCAGTCGCTAGTATATAAGCCTATATTCACAGACTATCTCACCCATGCCCAGAAAGAAGACGTTGAGGGCTTCCCGCCCCTCAACGTTGACGATTGTGCCGAGATTAATCGTCACTTTACGCCCTATATCTTCTACCGCAGGACCAGCCAAGGGCGCTATACCTGTTTCTGTACGTCCTGCAATCACGAATTCAAAGTCAATAATACTGATTATGGCGATATATACCACGCTGATGATAATGTCGTCAAACATAACCACATGGGGACTTGCCCATGTTGCGGTGTGAAAGCCGAATATAAAGCGGCAGGATATAAGCAAGTTCAATTAAATGAAGTAGTTGATTTCGTCATATATAAAGCCGTTGAAGAAGTGGTATATATATATGCGGCGACAATTCATAAAGACTATAACGAATACGGAACGGAGGACTTCGACAGGAGTCCCAATCTTTGGGTCGATTTTCAAAAGCTTTACGTTCTGCGAAAAGGCAGTGCTGAGGTTTATCATTCGCATGCCTCATTTCGTCCAAACGGCTGGTGTTATATGATAGAGCCTATGAAGAGGAAAATGTGCAGTACATTCAATAACGGATTCGCTGATCACAGACAAGTATACCTATATAAGAATATAATTAAGGATACATTCTTAAAGTATTCAGGCTTTGATTGCTACTGTTGTCGCCACTACATAAGAGAGTATGACCAAGAACGTTACTATACCGCATATGCTATGTATCCGATACTTGAAATGGCAGTTAAAATGAACTGTGACACCATGGTGCAGGATCTGCTTTGGCGCAACAAGAAAAATTATAAGATATTAAATTGGAACGCAACATCGCCGAAAAAATTCTTCAAGCATCTAACGCTGAATGAAGTGAAAGCATTTCTTGAAGATCACACGTCAGCAAGTGTTATAGAGGTATATCAGGACTTCAAGCGCAAAGGTAAGAAGAAAGACATTTTCTACTGCCGAATGTACAGCTATATCACTAATTACTGCACTTGCATTGAAAAAGCAAACGTTGACCCTGGGCAGGTGCTCGAATACCTCAAGCACATCATGAAACACGCTTCAGAGGAAGATCGTTGCCAAGATGATCACGCTGAATTAAGTCGTCTTGTGCGACTATACGATGACTATGCTAACATAGGGCTGAAAATCGGATATGATTTTTCATTAAAAAACATAGCATTTCCAAGGGATTTAAACGAAGCACATGATAACGCAGTTGAGAACTTCAACTTCATGGAAGAAGAACGCAAGAGAAAAGAAGCCGCTGAGCTTGAGGAAGCCTATAAGCCCAGATACAAGAAGCTTTGCAAAAAGTATAAGGGCTATAGCTATCCAGGTATTCAGTTGGTTGTACCAGAGAATGCCGAAAGCATTATCAAAGAGGGAAAGGACTTGCGAATATGCGTCGGCGGTTATGCTTCAAGGCATTGCAGTGGGGTTACGACAATTCTATTCATCAGAAAGCCGTCTGACCTTGATAAGTCATGGTTTACGATTGAAATAGACAATGCTGACCATATCGTGCAGTGCCACGGATTTAAGAATGAACAAGCCAAAGACCCCTTAACGGGCAAGAAGCTTGAAAAGCCTGAAATAATCAAGGCGTTTGAAGTCAACTTCCAAGAGTGGCTGAATAGTCAGAAGAAGCAGAATAAGAGGAGAAAAGCAAGCTAGGAGGAATTACAATGAATGAGATCAAACTAAGACCCGGTGAGGAGTTCGTATATAATGGTATACGTTTTATATGCCTCGACATTATCGACGGCAACTACTTAGCGATAACGGCTGATTGTTGGTGCGAAAAGCTTTTTAACGAAGAATACGAGGACGGCTGCAACAACTGGGAGAAATCCACTCTCCGGCGCTTTCTCAATGAAGATGTGCTTGAGGAACACTTTGATACGAAACATCTTGTAAAGCAAACATCTGACCTTATCGCCGATAACGGAGACAAAGCCTATGGAACGTGTGAGGACTATATAACGTTGCTCACTTGCGACCAGTACCGCAAGTATAGAGATTATGTGCCGCTCTTTAAAGAAGGTATGTGGACGCTTACTCCGTGGAGGTGCGACACTGGCTACGCTAACTACATGCGTTACGTCACCCCGAAAGGAGCTATCAACTACTACTGTGTGGACGGCAGTGTCGGGCTTGCCCCGGTTTGCTTATTTAATTCTGATAATCTCATATTGCGCCGACAGACGCAGCTTATACCCGCTGAATAACTAACCAAAATAGGAGGAAACGCAATGGAAAACACAGAAATTACAGTATCTATGAAAACAGCTATGGTAGAACACCAGCACATATGCGAATGCTACAGGACAGCCGCAACGGCTATCGTAGAAATGGGCAGGTCACTAAAGAACATCAGAGATTACAAGCTCTACATAGCACTTGGCTATGAGTCTTTCAAGAACTATCTTGAAAGCAATGGCGATTACACGTTCAAAGAACGTCAGGCGTACACCTATATCAAGCTATATGAGGATAACAGCACAAAGTTCCTTGAAGAACACGCAAGTATAGGTGTCACCAAGCTTGAACTTCTCTCCAAGCTCCCTGAGTATGAGCGTGAGGAATTCGCTGACACACATGACCTTGGTGGAATGACAGTTGAAGAAGTCAAGAAGCTAATCAAAGAAAAGCAGGCATTAGGCGAGCAGCTGACATTCCTCGAGGAGGAGAAGAAGGAGCAGACAGAAAGCGCCGAATCTCTCAGAGCTGAGCTTGAAGAACTGAGAGAAAAGCTTAAGCAGGCCGAGGACAAGCCTATCGAGGTAGTTAAGAGAGACCTCGACGAAGAAGAGATTGACAAGATAAGGCTGTCTATCCGTCAGGAACTTCATGCCGAACATATGAAAGAGCTGAATTCGCTGAAGAAGTCAAGCCGTGAAGCCGTGAATGCGGCAGAAGCTGAAAAAAATAATGCCCTTAAGAAAGCACAGACAGAGCGTGACAATGCAGTTAAGGAAGCCGTCGCTAAGTATGAAATCGCCCTCAGTAAAGCTAAGGCTGAGGCAGAAGAAGCGGACCATGCCAAGGCAGAGTTGGAAAAGAAATTGAAGTCAGGCAATGCAGACGAAGCAAGGGTTGCGCTGAAGATCATCTTTGAAAACGTTCAGAAAGGGCTTACGGAATTCATTGAAAAAATCAATGATATTGAAGACCCACAAACCAAGGAAAAGTTCATTACTGTCACAAGCAAGTGGCTCAGACAGGCGGCTGATGACCTTGAGGGGTGAGCTGAATGACCAGAGAATTGAAATGAAGAAGAACACCACCTATGAGGAAAGAAAAGCTAATGGAATATGCCCATATTGCGGGCGAGAAAAAGCTGTTCCTGGATATATTATGTGCGAGAAATGTAGAGAACAGAACAAGGAAAGATGTAAGAAACGCTATGAACGAGCGAAAGATAAAGGGCTATGCACACGTTGTTACAAGAAGCCATCAATTGAGGGTCAAACAATGTGCAGAGAATGTCTTGCGAAAATGCTAGCGAAAGACAAAGAAAAGCGATATGGCGGAGTATGCGATATGGATTGTTTCAATTGCAAATATGATGACTGCATTAATGACAATGTGCCAGAATGCTATGCTGATTTGCCCTTTGAGGAAAAGGAAAAGATCCGAAAACGCAATCGAGCCCGATATCACGAACTTAAAGAGAGGGGAATTTGTGTAAAATGCGGAAAGCTGCCAGCAAAAGAAGGAATCACTCTTTGTGAAAGTTGCGCACACAAGAGAAGTAAGAGGGAGAAAAGGAAAAGGGCAGAAAATCAGCAGATCAGCAAGCGGGATTTATGGCGTGAACAAAGAAAATGTTATTTCTGCGGAGGAGAATGTGTGCAAGGCCAGAAGGTGTGCACGAAACACTATGAAATGCTCAAAGCTATGGCAATGCATATGCGTGAAAGCGAAAGGAGCAAGATCGCAAGAGAACGGCTGAAAAAAGTATACTTTGCGGGAAGGCAACAATAGAATTGTGAAAGGAGAAATCACTATGGAACACAAGTGTAAGTTCTGCGGAAGAAAGATAGGAACCGCACATTATATCCACAAGAAGGATTGTACGTGCGGGATTTGTACAAAGTACTGTATGAGCGAATGTCAACTCTCAAAGAATGGCTTGTTGAGCTGGCATAAAGAGCCGTGCGTATCTTGTGAGAGAAATCCATATCGTAAGAACTATAAATGGAACGGAAAGGAATGGACAAAAGATGATTGATATTGACGGCTTCAAGGAATATCTTTACGAAGAGGAGCTTGCGCCGAACACAATAGCAACATATGTCAAAGGCGTAGAAAAATATGCTGAAAGGTTCGACACCATAACGAAGCCGAACTTAATCGAATTCAAACGCTATCTGGTCGAGAATTACAAGCCGCAAACTGTAAATCTCCGAATAACTGCCCTACTCACTTACTGCAAGTATAAAGGAATAGAAATGAAGTTGAAACAGGTTAAGTTAGCTAAGAAAACAAGCATTGACAATGTCATTTCACTTGGCCAATACAACCGACTGATAGATGGACTTAAAAGAGACAATAATATGCGGTGGTATATTACTATCGTTGTCTTAGCAAGAACAGGAATGAGGATATCGGAAGCTTTAAAAATACGCAAGAGCGATATTATCAATGGGAAAGTGACCTTAAATGCTAAGGCTCATATGAGAACAATATTTTTTCCAAAAACGCTAACAGATGAGATACTTCCCTATCTTAGCAATGTTTCTGATGATGATTTCGTTCTGCAGAATCACAATGGTCAGCCTATAACATCACGAGGGGTCTCTGGTGAACTCAGACGTTTTGCAGACAAGTACGGCATCCCGAAAGAAGTAATGCACCCACATTCGTTTCGGCATTTCTTTGCTATCGAATTTGTTAAAAGAAACAATAATATTTCGCTGCTTGCTGACCTACTAGGACACGGAAGCGTTAACATCACGCAGATATATCTACGTCAGTCAGAAGAACAACAGAAAACAGCTGTTGATAATACTGTCAATTGGTGACAAAGGGTGAGAACAATGAGATGTGGTGATAAGAGAATGAGATCAGAATACATATTTCCACTTCTGCTGATTTTGCTGGACGTGGGAGCGGCTATCATATACGCTTTGCAAAAGGACTACAAGAAATCCGTCTATTGGATAGCGGCGGCCGTACTGAATGTGACAGTAACAGTTTAGGAGGAATAACTATGTCAGATGAAAATCCAATAGCTATAGCGCAGAAAATCTTGTCTGAAATAACCACGGGCAGAAATAAAGATAGAAAGAGCTTGAAAAAAGCTCTTTCAACACTCAAAGTTGGAGATCAGATTGCAACAGACGAAGAAATATGGACTGTTATTGGTATAGAAACAATTGAATCTAAATCTTTTAAAATGCCAAGAACATTGAAAGTTAAGTGTTCATCATCACAGCGGAGCAAATGCTTGATTTTCTACATACCAAAGGGCGGTGTTATGTAATGAAAAATTCAAACACACCAACAGAACACATAGAGCAGGCATTGCTTTTCAAGTGGGCGACATTCAGCTCAGGCAAGTATCCCGAACTGGAGTATATGTTCGCTATACCGAACGGCGGCTATCGCCACTATAGAACTGCCGCAGATCTTAAGTCTGAGGGCGTAAAGTCAGGTGTGCCTGACATAATGCTTCCGGTGGCACGTGGCGGTTACTACGGCCTTTTTATAGAAATGAAACGCACATCAGGTGGACGAGTATCGGAATCTCAACAGAAGTTTCTGAAAACGCTTAATGACAACGGCTATCTTGCGGTTGTCTGCAAAGGATTTGAGCAGGCGCAGGAAGCAATCTTGAAGTACCTTAATAAAGGAGTGAGAAAATGAAAATATCTAAGCTGAAAAAAATATGCAGTAAAGCGGCTAAGACCATATCCTACTTCTATAATGAAAATGATAATTCATTATGGATCGGCTCAGGAAGTGCAATATATCCGCTTTACGGCATGCCGAACATGAATACCAGCGAGCAGTTACTCACGCTTTTTGACATTAATGAAAGTGACCGTGAGAATTGGAAATGTAAGCAGCTGCCACCTGCTATTGAAAGCAGCATTGTTATGAACATCGCTTCATGCACAACAGGCAAGATTGTAGATCGTCGTTCAACATTCGTTGCCGGGCCAAGCGAATATCAGATATTCTCAGGCACAGAAAAAGTACATATATGCCCGAAAGCATTTCTTGAAGTAATAGATGATTATGAAATTCTTACATACTATTCCATTGATGATATGATAATCGTCAAAGCAGGCTTACTGACACTCGGTGTACTGTGTGAAACCCATGGTGTTGTAACACAAGGACTTCTTAATGATATCAATTCCATGCACGATATGTTACAAGAAGTATTCAACAGGGAGTGCGAAGAAAAAGACAAGAGCAGAAATTATGAGCAATTGGCAATGACAGAGTGAAGCCCTATATATTATATATAGTATAGAACAAGTGTTCAGCCTGTGTGTAAGCACGGGTATGAGGGCTTGTAATGGGTCTTAATAACTCGGACAGTGGGAGGAAATGACAATGAGCCTTATGAGATACAGAGAGCAAAAGTATATTTATGGAAACTACATGGAAGTGAATATGTATCCTGTCTATGCCTGCCCACGTTCTTCTAGTCGAAAGAAGAAAAGAAAGCCGACAAGCAAGGTGCAGGAGAGATTGAATCAGATCAATGCTGAAAGAGCTCTGGCAAGACTTATCCCTGCAAACTTCACTGACAAAGACTATAAGTTCGAGCTGACCTATGCACCGCAGAATAATCCTGCTGACCTTGAGCGTGCCAAGAAAGACTTTGCTAACTTTGTCAAACGTGTGAATAGAGCAAGAGTCAAGAGAAGCTTACCGAGAATGAAGTATATTTATTCCATTGAGCAGGGCTCAAAGTCTGGACGTATCCACTTTCATGTTATCATGACAGGTGGTCTGACTATCAACGAGATAGCATCCATATGGGGCAAGGGCTATGTTGACAAGGTCCTGCCATTGATGTTTGACCAGACAGGCTGTGCAGGAATTGCAAAGTATTTCTGCAAGCAGAAGATTTCAGAACATAACAACGGCAAGCACGCTAAGCGTTATGTTGCGTCAACTAATTGCATTAAACCGCAACCGCAGAATAACGATTATCGTTTAACGAAACGTGCGGTGCAGAGCATGGCATATAACTGTGATAACTCGGCGCTGTTCGAGAATATGTATCAAGATTATTACTATGCTGATTGCCGTCCATTCTGGAACGAGGATAACGGCACGTTCTACATATCGCTATTCATGTACCGCCGAACGGCGAAGCTGAACATATAGGGGGTGAGATGATGAGTCTTAAGGGAGCTGGGCTCAGCGTGATATGTGATGATTGCCATAAGGCATTCATAGTCTGCGTTCGCAAAAAGAGATTTCAAAGCATAGAAGGGGACGTATGGTGCTATAACTGCCCTCACTGTGGTAAGTTATACGTTGCATATATCGACGATAGCCTGACACGTCATGCCCAATCGCTTCAAAAAAACGGTGTTTTGTTGAAAGATATTCTGGCGAAAATATCGAGAGAATTATCGGCAAGGCAGGGAAAGGAGAATTATCATGACTAAGAAGCGATTGCTGTCATATCGACAGCTTAAGGCTGAGCTGAAATTGGTAAGCACAGATAGTGACGATTATCGCAGACTCAAAGCAGAGATAGCAGAGATTGAATCATACGTGTCAGGCATTGATGATGCATTCATCAGGATTATTTTTCGACTGCGCTATCTTGTCCCACGCAATGACGGAGCTTGGCAGCCGCCGTCATGGGCGTGGATAGCCAGACAAGCCAATGCTTCAGAGGACTACTGCAAAGGCAGGCATTGCAAGTTCTGCAAAAAAAACACGCTGTAACACGCACGAACACACTCTGCATGCTATGATGATAATGCGGGGTTGTTGTTATAGTTTTTCCATAGTTTTATGCCGGTGCAAGGGCCACGTTGTATGACGTGGTCCTTGTGCTATATATGCGAGGTGATAACGTGTATAGTACGAGTCAGATCAGAGAGCTAATCAAGGACGGACGAGTTGACAAGTTCTACAACGACCGCTACTGGAGAAAGTTCAGTAAGAGCGTTATCGCAGAGCAGCACAATGAGTGTCAGTGTTGTAGAAACAAAGGCAAGGTGACAAGAGCAACCGTTCTTCATCACGTCAAGCACCTCAAGCAATTTCCGCAGCTTGCTTATAGTCGCTACTACTATGACGAGCATGGTGAACGGCACAGGCAGCTGATAGCACTGTGCCATGACTGTCATGAAGCACAGCACCCAGAACGGCGCTGGCAAGAACGTGCAGATAAGTTCGTCAATGAGGAGCGGTGGTGAGCGCCTTGCGGCGATACCCCCCGGGGTCAAGGGTCGAAAAATTTTTTCGGCCTTGTACGACGGGAGGCACAAAAGACAAATCCGCCCTCGCACGCACGTGAGAGAATTTTTTTCAAGAAAAGTCAAATGTAAGGAGTTGGCAAAAGTGAAAAAACCGAGTTTATCAGAGATTGAACAGTCGTTGATAGAGCAGCTCGAACAAATGGGAGCTTCTGTCGATTTCTATAAATCGCTGGTTTCAGATTATCTGTTTTATGAAAAACAGGAAAGGAAAATGCAGGCTGATATTCGCAAGAGAGGACTGACCTATATGGCAGTTTCTGCGGTAGGAAAAGAGTATGAAAAAGACAATCCGTCCGTAAAGCAGGCGTATATGTACAACAAGCAGAAACTTCAAATTCTGAAAGACTTGGGCCTGTCAACTGACAAGGTCAAGAACCTTGACGATGACGAAGAGCTGTAAGGGGCAAGAAGCTCTTGACCTCTCGTATCTTGCAGACTATATCAGCCTAGTCGAGGAGCATAAGTATCCGTATTGTGCTGAGCAGTATCAGCTTATTGACTACGTCAAGCGCATGTTCTTGTCAGAAGATATCTACATTGATGCTGAACAAGCTGATAAGTATTTCAGCTATGAAAAATATTTCCCTTTTGGCCTTTTTCCATGGGAAAAATTCGTATTTGTACTTCACAACTGCACATATACCGCAAGCGGTTCCTTACGTTGGCCGGTGCTATTTTTGTATGTTGGGCGAGGAACAGGAAAAAACGGATACTTAGGATTTGAAGACTTTTGCTTGCTCACACCTACCAATGGCATCAAGCATTACAACATTGATATTTTTGCAACAACAGAAGATCAAGCAGAGACCACATTCAAAGACGTATATAACGTTCTGGAAGACAATCGTGACAAAATGCAGCGGTTCTTTTACTGGAACAAAGAAGTGATAATAAATCTAAAAACGAAGTCTGAATTGAAATTCCGAACATCAAGCCCGAGGTCAGCCGACGGCGCACGTCCGGGAAAGGTAGATCATGACGAGGTACACGCCTATGAGAATAGCAAGCTCATTGATGTTGCTGTCGGTGGTCTCGGAAAAGTACCAAGACCCCGCCGCACTATCATGAGTACTGACGGCTTCGTTCGAGAAGGACCTCTCGATAAAGAGAAAGCCAAAGGCATAAGAATTCTTAACGGCGAGATTGAAGACAATGGTATGCTTCCGTTCATAGCCCGGGTGGATAGTCCCGAAGAAGTCGAAATGCCTGAAATGTGGTATAAGGCAAACCCCTCACTGCAGTACCTTCCTGATCTTCTCCAAGAGATGAAGACGGAATTTCAAAACTATCTGGACGATAAGATAAGCAATATCAGTTTTGCAGTTAAACGCATGAACTGTTTGCCACAGCAGACTGAGGGCGGTATAACCGCATTTGATAATATCCTGGCAACTAATCAGGATATCACGCCGTATCTGCCGAAGCTTCAAGGCAGACAATGCACAGCAGGCTTTGACTATATGAAGACAGATGACTTCCTTTCAGCAGGCTTGCTCTTTGACGTAGACGGAACTGATGTGTGGCTAACACATACTTGGGTGTGCAAGGCTTCTGCAGATCTATCAAGAATCAAGGCTCCACTGCAAGAATGGGAAGCGGCGGGGCTACTGTCATTCGTTGACGGTCCAGAGATACCGCCTGAGATACCCGTTATATGGGTGGCTCAGAAAGCGGCGGAGCTGAATGCCAATGTAGCAATGACCGGCATAGATAACTACCGCTATACACTACTTAGGAGGGCGCTTAAAGAGAATCTCTACGCTTCTGACGAAAAAGGCTACGGAAATATCATGCTTGTCCGTCCGTCAAATGAAATGATGATAATGCCTGTAATCACAAGTCAGCTGGTGAATCATAAGCTTGCAGTCGGAGACAATCCCCTTTTCCGCTGGGCTATGAACAATACCAAGGTATGCACTTCGTCCGCAGGCAATATGACATATGGTAAAATAGAGCCGAAGTCCAGAAAGACAGACCCTTTCAAGGCATATGTCGCCGCCAAAGCGGCACAGAATAAAATTGCTGAGCAAATATCAAGTATGCCTATGGGCAAGAGCGTTATGAATGTATTCACATATTAGCAGAGAGGAGGTAACGCAATGGGGCTGAGATCACTGCTATCACGCATAATGAATGCCAAAAGCAATGAAGTGATCAGTATTAAGACAGTTGGATATGACGACGAAGCGAGAATCGCCGTGCAGGCATATGCTATTCAGGTCGTTGTTGAAATCCTTGCGGCGCTAGTTTCAAAGTGCGAGATAAAAACCTATCGTGACGGCAAGTCATTCCGTGGCGAAGAATGGTATCTTTTCAACGTTAAGCCGAACGTCAATCAAACAGCAGTGCAATTCAAGAACGAGCTAGTCCGCAAGACCCTTGTGCGTGGCGAGAGCCTTGTTGTCAGCGCTGGAAAGCAGATAATCTGCGCCGACTCTTGGAGTGCGCAGGAGTATGCGCTATATCCTAACCGCTTCTCTCAGGTAGCACGAGGTTCATTCACGTTTCAGAAAACATTCGATATGGGAGATGTCCTATATCTCACATACTCCAACGGCGGAGTAAGACAAATACTAACGGAAATGCTAGATGAACATAATCGTTTCTTGGAAACGGCTTCAAGCACCTACGTCAAGAGTGGCGGCCAAAAAGGCATACTCGAGATAACGCCACTGGCACAAGGTCAACCTGATTTTGAGGAGAAATTCGATGTTCTCATGAATAATTATTTCAAAACATATTTTGACGCCAAGAATGCAGTGCTTCCACTGTGGGGCGGAATGAAATATACTTCTCAAACGGCAGGTGAAACCAAGAGAACAGTGTCAGAAGCAACCGACTACATTTCTATGCTAAATGACGCATTGGAAAAAGCGGCGATTGCTTTCAACGTTTCACCGGCTATCGTAAAGGGAAATGTCGAGAACATCAGTGAAGCGTTATCAATGACATTGACATCTGCCGTTGATCCTTTCGCCAAGATGTTATCAGACGAGATAACGGCAAAGCGTTATACCAAAGAGCAAGTCCTGCGTGGGTGCTACGCCAAAGTCTGTACCAATAACCTTAAGCACCTTGACGTGCTTGAAATGGCAAATGCAGTTGACAAGCTTATCGCAAGTGGCTTCTACTCAACGAATGAGTTGAGGGAGAAGACAGGTGAGGAAAGAATTCCAGAAGCCTGGGCCGATAAGCACACAAGAACTAAGAACTACGAGACAATCGAAGGAGGTGGAAACAGCAATGAATAGCATTTTTAATCAGTTTGAATTCAAAATGGAAGCGGATAAGCCCAAAGAGCTTAACCTATATCTATATTCACAAGTCTGTGGAGGACTTGCCATTGATTGGGAAAAGGGGAAAGTTGAGGAGAGCAAGACAGGCGCTAAGTATTTCGCCGCCAAGCTTGATGAGTACAAAGATTGTGAACATATCAACCTGTACATCAATTCTCTTGGAGGTCAGATCAAAGAGGGCGTTGCTATTGGAAATATCCTTAAGCGCCATAAAGCCAAAGTTACTTGCTATGTAGACGGCTGGGCATGCTCTATCGCAAGCGTTATCGCTATGGCAGCAGACGAGATCATCATGTATAGCAACAGTATGATGATGATACATCAGGCGTCCTGCTACTGTGAGGGCAATGCTGACGATATGAGAACGGCGGCGGCTGAACTTGACAAGATGACCGATACCGCTATCACTACGTATGCAGAGCGTTGCAACGGCAAGTGTAGCCGTGAGGAAATAAGCGAAATGGTAAAGGTGGGTACTTGGCTGACAGCGGCAGAATGTCTTGAGAAAGGCTTCTGCGATAGCATATCAACCGCAGAGCAGCCCGTTGATATGGCTACAATGCTTAGTGATACAAAGCAGTACACTATGTCAAGCGCCCTCGACAGGGAGAATGTGGACAAACTCATTGAGCTTTATAAGGAGTCCACCGCACAGCAGGCTTTGCCAGCAAAAAATACCGAAGAAGAAAAAACAAATGCCGCTATGTCGGCTTTTGAAAAGTTCATGAAAATGGAGGTAAAAAAGAATGATTAATCTTGACGCAATCAAAGAGCAGAAAGCAGATATCCTTGCTTCACTGTCAACCGCTATCAGAGATAGTGATGACAAGGGCATGGAAACCGCCCTTGATAAGTACGGCAATCTAATTTCAGATGTCATAATGGAGCAGGTGGAGAGCACCGCTGAGTCTGTCGATAGCCAGATACTCAGCACCAGAGGTGTGAGAATGCTGACCAGTGAAGAAAGAGACTACTATAACGCCGTCATTGAGGCGGGCAAGTCCTCTGACCCCAAGATGGCATTGGCAAACGTTGATAAGACAATGCCAATCACTATAATCGAGTCAGTTCTCGGTGAGATCCCACAGCAGCACCCTCTACTCAACTTCATCAACTTCCAGGATACCACTGGAATTACGAAGATGTTGGTAAATGACCAGGGTGTTCAGACCGCTAAGTGGGGAGATCTTAACACAGCTATAGACAAGGAACTCTCAGGTGCATTCAAGACCTTTGACGTTGCGCTGAAGAAGCTCACAGCATGGATTCCAGTGTCTAACGATATGCTTGACCTTGGTGCCTCATGGCTGGATAGATATGTCCGTGAGATACTGGCAGAAGCCCTTTGGGTCGGCATGGAAACCGGTGTCGTGTCAGGCGACGGTCTTAACTGCCCTATCGGAATGTGCAAGGACGTATCTAGTAGTGCATCAGTAGTCGGTGGCAAGTATCCTGACCAGAAGACAGTTGCACTCAATGAACTCTCCCCTGAAGCTATTGGTGCTATTGCCGCACAGCTTACCAAGACAGAGGCTGGAAACAACAGGCCGCTTGATAACCTCATCTTCGTAGTCAATCCAAAGACATATCTGACCAAGGTAATGCCTGCGACAACGAACTTCGTTCAGGGAAAATGGGTTAATGATGTTATGCCTATTCCTTGCACGATTATACAGTCATGTGCAGTTCCTGATGATCGTGCTATCTTCGGACTGGGCAAGCGTTACTTTATGGGTCTTGGCATGGCCAAGGGTGGCAAGCTGGAATTCGATGATTCTTTCAAGTTCCTTGATGACGCAAGGACATATAAGATCAAGACATACGGCAACGGCAAGCCACTCGACAGCAATGCTTTCAGGTATCTGGATATCTCAAAGCTTAAGAGATTTATCCCGACAGTATACACTGTCACACCGTCAGAAACATAAGGAGTTGATATAAATGCAGCAGGCATTATTCGAGGAAGTTAAAAATCAGCTGAACATAACTTGGTCAGACGAAGCTACTGACAGAAAGATAAACAGCATTATAGCACGTGCTATAGGAGTACTTAACGGATATGCAGGTCAGGTGCTGGATATCAACGTTGACGAAAATATCAACGGCGACGCCCAGCTTCTGATCGACTGCTGCAGATATATATATAACGATTGCTTCGAGGACTTTGAAAAAAATTATCACTCTCAGCTCTTCGCTCTGAGAGCAAGATGTCAGATTGAGGAGATGTCAGGAGGAAGCGTATGATAAGCAAGCGGCAGACGTTCAATGACGGCATATGCACTATTGCAACTATCATCAATGCCAATGGCTTGAAAATCAAGCAAGCAGGCATAAGATATGACAATCGTACCGTCGGCTCAGAGCGTTTCTATAAAGCCGCTGAGTATCAGCACCGCTGTGATAAAGTGATAAGAATACCACTTATCGCCGAGCCGCAGGCGACTGACATTGTGATAATGAACGGCGACCAGTATAACGTCATTCAAGTTCAGATGATAAAGGACGCTAAGCCGCAGGCTTGGCAGTTATCAATAGAAAAGCGAAAAAAGAGGTTAGAAATCCATGTCAATGAGTCCTGATGAGATGGCTGAGGCTTTACAGCACGCATTTCAGCAAGAAAGTCGCCGTGTTAATGAAGCCGCCAAGAGAGCCGTTAAGAAGACCGCAAAGGAAACCCGCAAGGTCGTCCAAGAACACTTCACGTTCAATACCCGCTCCGGCAAATATGCCAAGGCGCTTACAGTTAGTACCGAGTACGAGGACTCTTTCGACATTCGGCAGATAGTGAATTTCAAGAAGAATAAGCAGTATCTTCTCACACACCTGCTGGAGTATGGCCATGCTATGAAGCGTGGTGGCAGAACGCTTCCGTTTAAGGCGAAAGCTTATCCGCACATGATTTACGGACAAGAGTATGCCGAAGAAAAATTACCGGAAAACATCAGAAAGGAGATTGAGAAGTCGAAATGACATTGACAGAACTTATATCACTTTCGGGCATTCCTGCGGACAGGATTGCTAAGATAGATTTTCCAGTGGAAACGGAATTGCCGTTCGCAACATGGATAAACAAGACACCTCAGACGATATCTGCAGACGGAAGAACTGTCGCAGTTATCCCACGAATTGCAGTTGAAATATACTGCGAGCCGGAAGATGAAGAAACACATATCCTATTCGAGAACGCCCTTATGGATAAGGGCATATGCTTCTCAGTTGCCGCAGGCTATCTGGGGCAGGATCAGCAAATGGATATGTGGGTATACGAATTCGATCGCAAGGAGGAATATTAATGAAAGGAACAGTGAAAGCCGTTGCCCATGCACTGATTACAGAGTCTACAGATGTCAGTGGTGCGACAACTATCACATATGGAGAACTTAAGTATCATAAGACAAAGCTTTCGGGCACCCGTCAGGTAAGCCTTGACCCGAAGTCATCAAGCAAGGAGATATGGGCTGACGGCGTAGTAGCATTCGCAGGTCAGACTAATCAGGGTTACGAGGGAACTATCACCACACTTGACCTGTGTGATGATCTTGAGAAAGACTGGTACGGAAATGTCATCGAAGAGAAAAACGGCACACTGGTCGAAGTAGCAAGAACAGGAGAAGCGCCAAAGTTCGGCTTGATCGTGCAGTATGAGTCAACATCAGAAGCCGAGGGATACACCGAGGTTTTCCCATACTGCTATACTACAGATCGCACGAAATTCTCAGTTAAGACAGAGGAAGACAGCGGTATGGACTATGAGTATACAGAGCATAAGATTGCCTGCAAGCCGTCACCGGCTGAGGCTACTGTCAACAACAAGAAAGGACATATTGCACGTTTCCGTATAAAGGGTAACACAGTACTCACAAAGTTTCCTGAGTACACCTACACCCCGGGTGAATGACAATGAGCAATACAATAGTCCTGACCATAGACAGCAGGCAGATAGGCTTCAAGGCTACAGCAGGCCTTTTCTATCGATACAAGGAAGCATTCGGCACGGAGTACCTTGAGGACGTTGTCAAGGTACATCAGTTCGGTAAGGGCGCCTTTGTTCAACAGGTCGAATACCGCACCCTATGGGTGCTTGCCAAGACTTATGATGATAGCATACCGCCTATTCAGACGTGGCTTGACAGCTTCGCCTATGGTGCATTTCCTGTTGATGATATCTATAATCAGGTTATGCCTATACTGCAGGCAAACATGAAAGTTGACAGAAAAAATCCATAAGCGGCAGTAAAAGCGGAGATGATCGGCCTCTCAAATCGGAGGAGGTCATCTCCCTTGTTATAAACAGGGGTCTTACTGTCGCTGATTTAGACCGCATGACGTATGGTATGGTAGTGAACTATGCCTGCGCCTATGACCGACAGCGATTAATCGCCGCCGGCAAAAAGGTCATTGACCCCGAAATTAAATACGAAGAACTGAAAGCAAACCTGCCTGTTGTGGAAGAACGATATAAGCAGGGAAAAATCAGCAAAGAACGATATGAAAAGTATATTGCGAAAATAAAGGCATGGGAGGGTGAGTAATGGCTAAGTCATCATCAGATGAGAAAATCAAAGGTATGTACGTCAAAATCGGTGGTGATACGTCTGAGTATACTGCCGCCATGAAAGGGCTTAATGCCGATATCAATTCGACTACAAAAAATCTGAACAGCGTCAACAAACTCTTAAAGCTTGACCCGACTAACGTTGAATACACCGCTCAGAAACAGAAGCTTTTGAGCGAAGCTATTGAAGCCACGAAGACAAAGCTTGATGTTCTTATCAGAAACGAGAAAGATATCAACGAGCAATATAAGAAAGGCGAGTTGCCCGTTGAGTCATATCTTAAGTATCAGGAAGAGCTTGAAAAGACCAAGAAGAAGCTGAACGCACTGCGAGATCAGACCAAGACCGCAGACGATAGCACCAAGGAGCTCGGCAATGAAGCCAAGGATACGTCAGATAAGGTCAAAGACCTTGGTGATAAAGCTGACCAGACAGGCAGTGTCTTCAAGGACGTTTTCTCTGCTAATCTTGCCGTTGAGGGGCTGAAAGCTATAGCTAATGCCGCCAAGGAAGCGGCGGAAAGTTGCACGCAAGTCGGCATTGACTTTTCCAGCTCTATGTCCAATGTGGCGGCGACAATGGGCATGACCGCAGAGCAGGTCAGCTCAGGCGCTGAGGACTATCAGAAGCTAGAGGACGCCGCCCGTGAATGTGGCGAAACAACAAAGTATACCGCTTCGGAGTCCGCTGACGCTCTTAATTACTTGGCTCTTGCAGGATATGACGTAAATAAGGCGGTTGAAACACTGCCGAAAGTTCTTAATCTTGCCACTGCCTCAGGCATGGACCTTGCGTCCTGCACTGACATGGTAACAGATACTATGTCAGCACTACAGTTGCAGACGAGTGACCTTGACGGCTATATGGACATGATGGCCAAGACAGCCCAAAAATCTAATACCACAGTTGCTATGCTTGGTGAGGGCATTCTCCAGTGTGCCGGTACGGTCAAGTCCACAGGGCAGGACGTTGATACAATGTGCACCTCTCTTGGAATACTGGCGAACAACGGTATCAAGGGTGCAGAGGGCGGCACACATCTCAGAAATATGCTTTTGTCGTTAACATCACCGACAGACGTTGCTTCCACCAAGCTGAAAGAGCTGGGCGTAAGCGTGGCTGACAGTGAGGGAAATATCAGAGATATCAACGATATTTTCGGAGACCTTAACGCCAAGCTTTCCAAGCTCTCAGATGACCAGAAGACAAAGGCTTTAAGTGATATCTTCAATAAGACTGATCTATCTTCCGTCAACGCCATGCTTCAAGGCATGAGCGGGTCTTTCGATGACCTGAAAGCTCAGGTAGATAACGCTGACGGAGCGTGTCAGACAATGGCTGACACCATGAATAACAATCTTAAGGGCAAACTGGCTATAATGGACTCTTCCCTTGAATCCCTTGGCATAACTATTTTCGATAAATTCAGCGCCCCACTCGAAGACGCCGCCGAAAAAGGCTCAGAGCTTTTCAGTGAACTTACCAAGGATATCAAAGATGGAGACCTCAGTGACGAATTCGACGATATGGGCAATGCCCTTGGAGATTTAGTCGAAACAGGCGCCAAGTTCGCCAAAGGTTCGTTGCCAATCCTCATTGACGGCATAAAGTTCTTCTGTGAACACTCTAACCTTGTTATTGGTGGACTGACGGGCATTGCAACAGCTATGCTGACACAAAAAGCCGTTACAACAGTATCTGCCGCCGTCACAGGTTTCAAAGAATTATCCTCAGCCGTGAAGTCAGCCAAGACCGCAACTGAAATGTTCAATGCAGTCAATGCGGCTACGCCATGGGGTGCAATTGCAACCCTAGCAGGCATTGCAGTTGGTGGTATAGTCGCTTATGCTACGTCAGCAGACGACGCCGCTGACTCAACAAAAGTCCTCAGTGACGAAGAGCAGGCGTTAGTCGACAGCACGAATGAACTGACAGACTCCATGAAGAAAGCCGCAGATCAGAGAGAAGAAGCCAAGACAGATATAGAAGCCGAGTATAGCAGCTATAAAAGTCTTGCAGATAGAATTTTTGAGCTTTCTGACGCCGAGAGCTTATCTAATGACGAGAAGTCAGAAATGAAAGCTCTTGTGGACCAGCTGAACAGTGCAATGCCTGACCTTAATCTTCAAATTGACGATCAGACAGGCAAGCTTCTTAACAATAAAGACGCCGTCTATGAGTGCATAGAAGCGAAGAAAGAACAGCTTCTTGTCGAAGCAGCTCAGAAAGATATGGTCGCTATATCAGAAGACCTCTATAAGGCTGAGCAGAAGCGCAATGACATTGAGAAAGCAATCACGGAAAACAAGCAGGCTCAGGCTAAAGTTCAAGAAATACTTGATAAAAGGGAAAACAAGTTTAAAGAATTTGACAGAACGGACAGCACAAAGCAGTGGAAGACCAAGCTTGAAGAGCTGAAGAAAGCTGGAGATGAGCTTCAGAATTCATACTATGATATCAATAGCGAACTGAAACGCTTGGACTCTAACTATGCTGACGCCTCCAAGTACGTTTCTGAGCATTCTTCTGCTCTCGAAGACAACTCAAAGGCCGTGGAGGACAATGCAAAAAAGGTCGATACGATCTATAACCGCACTGTTATGTACAAGGACGGACTTCATAAGGTATCACAAGAAACTGTTGACGCAATAGTTGAGATGAATAAGAGCTATGACGAAGCCGTCCAGAAACGAACGGAAGAATTGCAGAACAATCTTAACCTCTTCGACGAATTCAACGGCGGTGCTGAGATATCCGCAGAACAGCTTATGCAGAATTTGGAATCCAATCTTGACGGCATGGCAAGCTGGTCTGATGATATCAAGACGCTTGCAGACAGAGGCGTGAATAAAGGTCTTATTAAGACCTTGCAGAAAGCAGGTCCGCAATCTGCAAGCAAGATAAAGGCGTTACTGTCCATGTCACAGCCTGAGTTGAAAAAGTACAGTGATATGTGGGAAGAGTGCATGGGTGACTGTAAGAAGATAGCGACATCAGAATTTGACAAGCTCAGGCAGCAGCATGATAAAACCATAAAGACGCTTTTAAAGCGTGACCAAATAAGCCAGATATCAGACGTATGGAAACAAACAGGTGCGGCAATGATGGTAGGTATGCAGCAAGGCATACTGTCTGCACAGCAGTCTGTCATTGATACCGCAACAAGTGGAGCGAACGCAGTGCTTGCGGCGGTCAAGGGGGTATATGATATACACTCCCCTTCAAAGGCATTTGAAAATATATCGAAAATGAATGCGCAGGGTGAGATCCAAGGCTGGAAGTCATCAGAGGACGATATCATCAAAGCCTATACCAATACTGGTGACAAGATACTGTCAGAGAATATGCGAAATACATACAGCGATACGAATAGGGTCGCAAGGTCGGTATATAATGGATCATATACCCACAGTATCACGCAGAAAGCAGCAACAAGCGCCACAGAAAACACGCAGGTCGTCCCAACAGTCAGACAAATGCCCGAGACTATTCATAACGTGATAGTATTCCCGAATGGGAAAGTGATTGCAGAGGAAACAGTTCCATTTATAGATGTAATGCTTGGCGAAAGAGCTGCAAGAAAGAAAAGAGGTAGTGCAGTATGACACGACAAATCAGATTTAATGGCAAAAAGTCGTATGAGGATTTTAAAATCAGAATAATCAGTGCAACAGTTGCAGAGCCGAAGAAGCGTGAGATCAAAGTGACTGTACCTTATCGCAACGGCAGTATTGATCTGTCTGACTATGACGGCAATTTTTATTTTGACGACACCGAAGTATCATACAAGATGTTCGTATCTGATACAGAACCTGTCACACTGCTCCGCAGAATTGAGAAGATCAAGAGCTGGTTATGTGAAGCTCCACAGCAGAATATTTATGACAACTATTCCGAGAACTATCATTTTGTCGGCAAGTGTAGAACTCTTGAGACCAGCCTTGGTGAAGATGACATAACAGCTACTCTCGAGGTCACATTCGATGTAGCACCATATAAGGTCTCTGACGACTTTGCAGACACAGCGTGGGACACTTTTTCATTCGATGATGATTGCCTCAATCAAATGCCTCTCTCCTGCATAGCACACAAAGACGGCTATCATTCCCAACCGGGGGTACTATACTTCTATTCTTATGCCAAAGATGACATAGTTCCGAGCTTAAGGTATCACAAAAATGCTAACGATAAGGACAAACGAGGATTGACAATGCTTGATCTCAACGGTCATACCCTCACAGAAAACCTATACAAAGAAACTGAATCAACGTTTAGAATGCAAAATTTCGTCGTCAAACCTGGCACAAATGTCTTAGCTCTATACGGATCTGGTTCACTTGAAATCGAACTGGTGGAGGAAATACTATGTTAGTTACACTCGATGATGCAAAGACGCTTCACGAAACTGGTTCTGTCAGAACCAACAAGCTGACAGGAACCATCGCCAAAGAAATAAACGCTATTGACACATTTACGTTCAACATATATCCCGACAACAGCTACTACTCCGATTTAAAGGAACTGACATCGTTGATAAAGGTTTACGACAAGGAAAGTCTGATATTCGATGGCAGAGTACTGACGATATCACCATACATGACTGATAGTGGCGAGATTGGCAAGCAAGTTGTCTGCGAGGGCGGTTTGTGTTTTCTGAAAGATAGTGTACCAATTATCAAACAGCTAAAGTGCACAATAAGAACGTATATAGCCACACTACTTTCAGCACACAATAAATCTGTTGAAAGCTACAAGCAGATACATATTGGCAATATTAACTGTTCACAAGTGCAGCATACATTTAATCCAGGATATGAAGACACGTTCTCAGAACTGACGAAAAACCTGATTTTCGGTGAAGATATCAGAGGTGAAATGAGGGTGCGCATCGGCAAAGGAGGCATTAGATTTTTCGACTTCATAGCAAACGAATTTTCAGAGTTCAGCAATAAAACGATACAACTAGGAAGGAATATGCGATCTATCACGCAGGCGATAGACCCAAGTGAGATCATCACAAGACTGTATCCGTTAGGTGCTGTCATCAACGATGATACGGGCGAACGTGTGACGCTTTCGGGAGCAACGAAGTATATTGACAATGACCAGCTGATAAAGCGGTACGGAGTACACGCTGGAACTATGGTATTCGACAATATCACCACTCCAGGCGCATTGTCTGGAGCCGGCAGAGTATGTGCCGGAGCACTAAAAGCAGCAAAAGTTCAGTATGAGGTATCGGCTATTGACATTGATAAGAAGCTAGACGGCTTTGCAGTTGGCTGCAGGTATCGCGTAGTCAATAGCTACCTTGGCATCGACGAGGTATTGAGGTGCATCGGCACCAGCATCGACATCAATGACAGATCACAGAATGTGCTGACATTTGGCGACAAGATTGACACGATTAGTGGAATGTCAGCAAGAAAATAGGAGAAATGATTATGGCAAAAGCAATTGATATAAGTTTAGAGGTCACACAGGTGGCAACAGCATATACAGGTCGAGACGTCCGACAGGCTATTGTCGACGCATTGAACGCCACACAGAACGCAATCAATGAAATGAATATGCCAGCAGGATCTCAGACCCTTATCGTACCGTCAGAGACGGCACTGGCCACAACGACTTTGAACCTGCCGTTCACACCGACTCAGAACACGCAAATCATCTGTAGTCTGCGGGAGGTGTCGGCACCAAAAGCGAGAAGGCTGTGTGTAGAAACATTTTTCACAAGCAACAATTTGATAGTAGCGCTGACGAACGCAGAAAGTGCAAGTGCTACCGTTCCACAGGGTGAATATATTATTGACTGGATCGTAACAAAGCCATAGAAAGGAGGAATATCAATGCACATAAAAATCAACGAAGACTACAATGTAGTCGTGAGCACAGCCCTACTGGGCTATGTCGGTGAAACGAATGCTAGACCTGTGTCGGTCGAAGGGCTGACAGTAGACGGTGCAGACCGCTATGTGCTATCCATAGACTACGGCGATGGCACTGTCTACGAGGTCGATATTACAGGCGGACAGTGGACACCAACGTCTGATATACTGCGGTCAGCGCAGACAGTCAGCTGCCAGATAGCGGCGAAGAAGCTGTCAGGCGACGAGTATATTTTAGTTAAAAAATCACGAATTTTTCGACTGCGAATAGGTGCGGCAATCGGTGATACGGCTATCCCGTCACCTGACGTGGCTATGGACGCACTAGACCGCATAGACGCCATAGGTAAACAGGCGCACGCAGATATGCAGACAGCCGTCACCGCCGCAGAAACGGCAACTACAGTGGCAGAGAATGCAAAGAAATCTGCCACAGCCGCAGAGAAATCAGCAGATACCGCAGAACAGGCAGCAAGCCGTGCTGAAACCGCAAAGACAGCGGCTGAAACGTCCGCTACACAGGCAGACACCGCCATGCAGGGTGCCGAAACCGCACGTGCTGAGGCGGTCACAGCACAGAATAATGCTAAGGTATCCGCAGCCCAGGCGTCAACGTCAGCACAGCAGACTGAGGCTGATAAGACCATAACAGCAGGCTATGCTAAAACTGCCAAGACCTGCGCTGACAGCACTACGGCAGATAGACAGGCGGTGCAGGAAATGGCGGAACAGGTCACGGTTGACAAGGCGACAGTGGCAGAAAATGCCGCTAAGGTCGCAGAAGACAGAACAGCCGCTGATACCGCTGCGCAGACAGCACAATCCATAGCTGATAGTCTGCCAGAGGACTACACAACAGCTGTCGGAAAGATAGCTGAAAACACGGCTGAGATTTCTGCGGTAAAGCTGACAGACAAAGAGTTGCAAAGGCGTGTGGACGCACTGTATTCCATCGGTCAGGGTATCACACACAAATTTGAAACTGACAACGGAACAGCATACGCAAAGACTGTGCCGACAGGGGCAAAGCTGATGAGCGTGAAGTCGGTGGGTGGTAAATCGGTGGTGTGGAATCAGTTGGTTAAACCAGTACCCACTGTAGTCACACAAGCGGGCGTAAAATTTACGTTTTCTAACGATGGTATTGTTACACTGAATGGAACGGCTACCACAACAGGTAATGCAATTTCTCTGCAATCTGTTAAAAACCAAAAAGGGCATAAATATCTTATGGTTGCAAACCCATTGTCAGGTGTTTATGGGGCAGACAAGTTGTTGTTTAGTTCGCAATCATTTGGGCAAGATTCTACAGGTCACGGCACTATAATCACCAATGAAAGTAGCAATGCAGTATGGTATTACACAATATATGTGTATGAGGGCGTTACATATGATAACGTCAAACTACAACCACAGATTTTCGATTTAACCACCATGTTCGGTTCAGGAAACGAACCCACAAGCGTGGAAGAATTTGAGAAAATGTTCCCTGCAGACTACTATCCATATGCTGTAGGGGAGATTGTCAGTGCTGGTACGGAAGAGGTCGTTGTGGGTGATACCGCCCACCCTATCCCCGAAGCAATCCGCAATCTGCCTGGCTACGGCTGGAGTGCAGGAACGGCTAAGAACTACGTTGATTATGAGAACAAACGATACGTTCAGTGCGTACAAAGCGTTGATTTGGGAACGCTAAGTTGGCGTGTCGGTGATAGTGTGTCGTTTAAGACGTTTCAACTAACAGGGCAGAAATTGACCAAAAATTATGATATTGCACCAAACATCCTCTGTTCAAAATATCCGACAAAAACGCAAAACGAACTGTGGGGCAAAATCAATGTAACAGGCATAACGACCGCTGCAAACGTTGACGGATATGTATACCTGAATGACACCGCCTACACCGATGCAGCTGCATTCCAGCAGGCAATGCAGGGTGTAATGCTATATTACGAATTGGAATCCCCAATCGTCACCGACATATCAACCCTGATTGACGATGATTTCCTGCGAAATTTGACGGTCGAAACAGGCGGTTCAATCACGTTCAAAGGTGGTAATGACGATTACAGAATACCAGTTCCAAGTGAGGAAGAGTATATCGTGAAACTGTCAGAGATAGGAGGTACAACATGACGGATTTAGAAAAATCTATGGTTGAGAGCATAGGGCTGACGGAAGATAACTTCAACAAACCAAAGGTAACCGAGATAGACAGGATAAAGGCAAACGTTGATTTTCTGGCTATGATCAGTGGCGTAGAGCTGAATGAGGTGAGCGGCGATGAGTAAGAATTATGCAAAGGTCAAGAGATACTATGACAGCCGTTTGTGGTCGGTTGCTATGGTACGCGCCGCTGTTGGCAAGTGGATCACAGCTGAGGAATATGAGATGATAACAAAGGAGGTATACCATGAAGCAGAAGTTAGCGAAACTCGTTGACGTAAAGTCGATAGTAACTATCCTGCTGACAGCGGTGTTCTGCGTGTTGGCACTGCGCCGCACGATTTCAGCAGAGCAGTTCATCACGGTGTTTACGGTGGTGATCTCGTTCTATTTCGGCACGCAGAGCGCCAAGAGAAAGTCAGGTGATGACGAGTGACGGAAGCAATTATAGTCGCACTGATAACGGCGGCTTCGGCGGTAGTGTGTCAGCTCGTTATAGCATCTAACAGTCGTAAGACTATGCAACAGGCGCAGTATGATAGCCAAAAACTCATTGAGTACAAGATAGACAAGCTGTCTGAGCGTGTGGACAAGCACAATTCCGTTATCGCTCGGACGTACAAGCTGGAGCAGGACTATGCTTTGATTGATGAGAAAATCAAGGTGGCTAATCATAGAATTGACGATTTGGAAAGGAAGTAATTTTATGGCAGACGTAATTTCAAAGGGCATTGACGTTTCGCAGTATCAGCAGAACATTGACTTCAAAAAGGTCAAGGCTTCGGGGGTCGATTTCGTTATCATTCGTGCAGGCTTCGGCAAGTACGCTAATCAGAAAGACCCATATTTTGAGAAAAACTACAAGGCTGCTAAAGCGGCAGGGCTGAAAGTCGGTGCTTACTGGTACAGCTATGCGGCAACTGTTGAGGAAGCAAAGGCAGAGGCTCAGACTTGTATCAACGCTATCAAGGGCAAGACGTTTGAGTATCCGATATACTTTGACCTCGAGGAGCGTTCACAGTTCGCAAAGGGCAGAGCATTTTGCAACAGTCTTGTCAAGACTTTCTGCAATGCACTTGAACACGCAGGCTATTGGGCAGGACTGTATATCAGCCGCAGTCCGCTCCAGACTTACATAACAAATGATGTCGCAAGACGCTATGCACTGTGGATTGCAGAATACAACAGCAAGTGCAACTACGGCGGCACATACGGTATGTGGCAGTACAGTTCAACGGGCAAGGTCAGCGGTGTTTCCGTGCCGGTAGACATGGATTACTGCTATGTGGATTACCCATCTGTGATAAAGGCTAAGGGGCTTAACGGGTTTAAGGCTACTAACACAAGCACGTCTAAGGTACTTGACAGTTCGGGCTTTAAGAAAGGTGATAAATCCGATGGAGTTCTTGCACTGAAACAGCTCCTTATGCTGGCAGGGTACAAACTTGACAACAACGGCACGTTCGGAGACGGTACCCTAAAGGCGGTCAATGCTCTGTTGAAAAAGTGGGGCTATACTCAGAACGGTATTGCGGGGACTAAATTTATTAAAAAGCTGTCTGCAACGATAAAGTAAAGGAGTAGCTTATGGATACAAAAGAAACATCATACAGCCAAATGGTGACAGTCACTAGGCTTAATTACAGGAGCGATTGCAACTTCACCGCCGGAACGATCGTTGGCGTTCTCGAAGATAATACTCCGGTAAAAGTCGCTGATGATTTTTATGAATTTCATCACGGTCACTACTGGAGAAAAATCAAGCTTGGTCGCAAGCATTATTATGTTGTTGCTGATTGGCTTAAAAAGATTTAAAAGTAACAGCTCCGGGCAATCCGCTCGGAGCTGTATACTATATTAAAAGGAGGTCATATTTATGAAAAGTCCAATACCATGGATTGGTGGAAAGAGCCAGCTTAAAAGTAAGATCATCAAGTCTTTCCCGCCTACTGAAAGCTACAACAGATTTATCGATGTATTCGGCGGAGGCGGGTCTATACTTTTTGCAAAAGGCAAACACGCTGATCTAGAGATCTATAATGACGCCAACAGTGATTTGGTCAACTTTTTCAGATGCTTAAAATATCATTCTGATGAGCTTAAAAAGGAGATAAAATACTATTTAAACAGCCGGGAAATGTTCCTTGACTGCCGTGAGCGCATATCTGTAACCGGATTTACAGACATTCAGCGGGCTGCTATGTTCTATGTGCTTGTCAAGACAGGCTTCGGAGCAAGTCTGAGAACGTTCGGCTGCAACAAAAAGCGGCTTAACACAGATAATTTCGCAGATATCGAGGCAAGACTGGATGGAGTAGTGATCGAAAACAAAGATTTTGAGGATCTTATCAAGGTATACGACCGTGAGAAAGCTTTATTCTACTGCGACCCTCCATACCACAAGACAGAGCGGCATTACACTGTTAAATTTACCGAGGATGACCATGAGCGGCTCTGCAGAGTTCTTCACCAGATCAAGGGCAGATTTGTACTGTCGTACAACGATGACAAGTATGTGAGAGACCTGTATAAAGACTACAATATTCAGGCGGTCACCCGCAATAACAGTCTTTCATCAGGTGATTTCAAAGAGGTAATAATCACAAATTTCTAGTATTTTTTTTAGAGAATAAATAACGGATTTCGTTATTTATGTTGTAAAAAACATACCGGAGGTAATCATGAGAGTAAAATTAAGGGCTTTGCTTAATTCCAGGGGCATTACTCAGGCTGAACTTGCGCAGGCGACAGGCATCAGACCGTCCACAATCTCACAGCTTTGCAATAACATCGCTGTCGGTTTCAAATTTTCACATCTTGAGCTGATTTGCAGATTTTTAAAATGCGATTTAAATGACATTTTAGAGCTGTAAAAAATACGTTTCAAAAATTCTCGATAATTCAAAAAAAGTGATGAGTGTTTCGTTTTGTTGAAACATTTCATCACTTTTTTGCGTTTTGCTTGTCAGTTTTTTGGATTTTGCTTGTCAAACATCATCGGAACAATCTGAGGCGGCTGTTTTTTTCTATCTTTGAAAAAAATATAAAAATTTGAAAAGTATCGTGGGAAAAATATGTTGCGGTCTCCCGCAACCATATTGGTGATACCAAATGGATACTCACCTTAAAAAGCCCGTGTTTACGGGCTTTTTTGATATTTAGAAAACAAAAAATTTTAATGTAAAACCGTGGATGCTTTTCACCAGTTTTCACGAAAAAAAGGGAGTCGAACCCTACACAACAAAAAATATCGAACATAACGGCAGACTTTGAGTATATTTTGCTCTAAGCCTGCCGATTTTTTATGAAAAAACATTCACAAAGTTTAGAAGGCTGTTTTGTCAAATATCACGAAATGTGATAAACGACAAAGCGGTCTTTTTTTATTTCAAAGGAGGCTTGATAACAAATATACTATAAAAAGGGAATCTAAAACGACTGGAGGTGATCAAGTAAAAAATGAACAGCAGTCAGACCGAGGACATGACCGAAGAACCCGATATGGGAATGACGATGTGAGGTGTTATATGATTTACAACGAAAAGAAGGTAGAAATGCTCAGGCAGAGATATCCCGAAGGAACTCGGATATGCCTTGACAGTATGGATAACGATCCCCGTCCGATTCCACCAGGTACTAAAGGCATAGTTCAATTTGTGGACGATGCGGGTACTCTGCACTGTAAATTTGATAACGGAAGAACGCTTGGGGTTATCCCCGATGTGGATAAGTTCCATAAAATCGCTCAGGAACAGAGTCAGATTGATAAGCAAACAGAGGAAAATATTGAGTGCGAGGAAATTACAGAAACGGAAGATCTTGAAGAAAACGAAGAAATGAATATGTCAATGTAACGGTTAAGTTTTGAAAAAGACTTAGCCGTTTTTTTATTACAAAAAGGAAAGGAACGGTGATAAATGATAAAATATTTCGAAGCGTTTGCAGGAATAGGAGCGTTCCGTTCGGCTTTTGAAAAAGTAGGCGGGTTTGAGTGCGTCGGATGGTGTGAAATTGACAGATTCGCACAGAAAGCCTACAGAACGCTGTATGACACAAAGGGGGAAATTTTTTATGAGGACATCACAAAAATCGATTACGGAAATATGCCGGATTTTGATCTGCTCGTTGGAGGCCCGTGCTGCCAATCGTTCAGTGTCGCGGGGCGCAGACTCGCTTTTGAGGGCGATAGAGGAAACCTGTTTTTTAACTATATCCAAATCCTTGAAGCCAAGCGCCCCCGTTACTTTATCGCTGAAAACGTACCCAACCTGCTTGGTATATCGCAGGGGGAATGTTTCAGAATCATCCTTGAAAAGATTTCTGAACTGGGGTATAGTATGTGCTGGCGCGTGCTTAACTCTGCCGGATTCGGAATACCGCAGTCAAGAAGAAGGCTGTTCCTTATCGGATATCTTGGAGACAAATGTCCCTCAGAAATACTGGCTTTCGGAGGAAATGATGAGGAAAATTGCGAAAAAAGAAAACCTGAACAGCTGATAGGCGGCAGTCAGGGTTCGAGAGTTTATTCCACAGACGGCACGGCTGTTACGCAATGCAGCGGTTCGGGCGGCATGGGCGGTAAAACGGGACTTTATTTCATAGACTGCAATCCCGATCCTCAGATGACAGACATTGCAAGATGTGTTACCGCACGTCAGAACAGCGGAGTATCTCATCATAGAGGAGAACATTCCGCTGTTTTTTGTGATTTGAACGAAAATCCGCAGATTACAGAAAATGCCCGATGTCTGCATACAAGAATGGATTTGGGAGTAACAAACGAAACTCACAAAGGCGAACGTTCGGGAGTGCTTGAAGAAGCTCCTAGGGCGATAATCAACCCATTTAAGGAAACTACCCGACAGAACGGTCGCAGAATAAAAGAACCTAATGAACCGATGTTTACGCTCACGGTTACGGACAGACACGGAATAGTACACAAAGGCAGAATCCGCAGGCTTATGCCTGTGGAGTGCTGGAAATTGCAGGGATTTACAAAAGAGCAGTTTGAAAAAGTCGCTGAAGCAGGTATGTCCGACGCACAGCTTTACAAGCAGGCAGGAAATTCAATTACGGTAAATGTGGTTGAAGCTATTGCAAGAAATTTACTGAAATTTGACGAGGAGGAAAACGCAAATGGAACAGGTAATTAAAATCTTTGAAAACGAGGAATTCGGCAAAGTGAGAACGGTCGTAAAAGACGGTGAACCGTGGTTTGTAGGCAAAGATGTTGCGGAATGCCTTGGATATTCTAAGCCAAGAAATGCGATTAACGCTCATGTTGACAACGAAGATAAGGCACTCGCCCCGATTCAGGGCGGGTGTTCTACGGGTACTCAGAATACGATGATAATTAACGAAAGCGGACTTTACAGCCTGGTACTTTCAAGCAAGCTTCCGAGAGCCAAAGAATTCAGGCGTTGGGTCACAGCCACGATTTTACCAACTTTGAGGAGAACAGGCGGCTACGTCAGCAACGAAGAAATGTTTATAGAAAACTACCTCCCGTTTCTCGACGAGCCGTACCGTGACCTGTTCCGAATTCAAATGACGATCATAGGAAAGCTGAACGAGCGTATCCGTCACGATCAGCCACTGGTGGAGTTTGCAAATCAGGTGTCAAATACCGATAATCTTATCGACATGAACGCAATGGCAAAGCTTGCGAGAGCAGAAAATATCCCCGTCGGCAGAAACAAGCTTTACGGCTGGCTCAAAGGAAAAGGCGTTCTTATGGCGAATAATCTCCCCTATCAGGCGTTTATCGACCGAGGATATTTTTCCGTAAAGGAGTCGGTTTTTGAAACTCCGACTATGACAAAGACCTATCAGCAGACGTTTGTGACAGGAAAAGGGCAAAGATTTGTGATCACTCTGCTGAGAAAATATTATGGCAAGGAGATGGGATAATGCACACAAACAGAGTTAAAGCCAAGATAGACTTCAAGTTCTGTATGGGTAATA